ACATTAGCAATCATAGGTTGTACACCTATACCTTCAGGATTTAAATCTAAATTTTCATATTGTAATTGAAGTGATTCTGGTATAATTTTAGTATTATAAAAATCTCCTACTCTCAAAACAAGAACTGGTGGTGTACCAAATGCTGTGTTCACTGCATTACTGTAGTCCAAGACTTGTCTACCATTTACAGATTTGATGGTTGGTATCGTGTCTCCAGGTCTCATACATTGATTTAAAAACGTAAGTCTCGAATTCAGTCCCTCGGGAGTTGTGGAGTGAAAAGCTGGATGGAAAAATTTCAATTTGTCTTTTAGATTATCAAACACCATCGGAGTGTCTTCCTTAATGCTCTCAAAATAATCACACTCAGTTAATAAAAGTCTTAAAACTCTTTTAGACAAGTTGTCTGCTAACCTAGTTCTTTCGACCTCAACGGTCTCTGTTGTGGTTTGTTGTGTTACCTGTTGTACTGATTGTGTAGTTGTTGTTACTTGTGGTTGGGTATTTGTAGGTTGTGAGTCGGTAATTCCCTGTTGTTTCGGTGTTATTTTCACGTCAGAAATTAAAACTCTCCTACAAGCCATAGCATTCACTGTATAAATTTTACTTGTTGGAGCCTCACTGTCTTTACCAGAATCTTTTCTGCAATCGAAAGATTCTGAAACTCTATTACCTATTTTTGGCGCAACTAATGTTTCTTCCTCTCCTTTTGCTATTGAATCAGTGAAGGTTATTTTTCCTTTCCCAATTTTAGTTTCTAAAGTTGGTCCTCCTGCTATACTGTATCCCAAAATAAATTTCTTTACAGAATCATTTCTTCTTTCTGAAAGACTTTTATTGTATGCAACGGATGCTGGTGCTGAAGCAGTGCCAATCAATTTGAAGTTGATTGATTCTATTTCACTAGCTCTTTCGTATATTTTATCTAATTGTGTTTTTATTTCACTATAGTTGTTTTTGATAACATCTGTGAAAAATGTGGTCACCATTTGTGTGTTGGAGGAATATGGTGTTGTTTGGTTCGGTGCTAATTTTATGTACGCATTTTCTACTCCAATATAATTTGAATAATAAGTACTGAATGATGAAACATCCCCTTTTTTGGGATAGTCATTGTCAAAATAAAAACCTTGACCTCGTAATGTATTTTGTATCGGTTCTACAGATAAACTAGGGTTCGCAGCTTTTGGGTCATTAACACTTGAACTTGAATTAACTCCTGTTTGAACATCCCTTTTTATCCAATCTACTTGTTCCTTTGTGAGTTGTTTAGAATCTAATTCAGTTTGGATTACATATAAATCATTTGGATTTGCTAAAGGATATCTCTTAGCCAACTCATACAAATCGTATTTTACACAACCAGCAAAAAAAGATTCTAATATACTATTAATTTTATCTCTGTTTGTTTCATTATTTAATACTTTGTTAACAACCAAGTTCAAAACTGATGGGTGGTCTACCACTATTTTCCAAGTTAAACTACCACCTCTACTCGTATTACTATAAGTGTAGATTGGTTCTGGTCTTCCTATAAAATTAGAATCTTTCCAAGATGCGTTTGAACTTTCACTAAATGTCAAACCATATGGTGGAAACCACATAATTCTTCCTCCGTTAGGTCCTCTTTCACAAACAGGTAAATCAGAATATGTAAATCCTGGTTTCGAAGAACTCCTCCAAGCTAAGTTTTCTAAAGAAAACATATATTTTTTCACATGTCCATCTGTATCAGGGTTACCAACTAAATTTGTAGAATCCGCGGTTCCGTCTTTTCTGTTTGGGTAAATGTTTAAATTATAAGTGCTATCCAATACAGAATATGAAATTTTTCTATTTTGTGTTGTAATTCCTTCGGTTTTCTGTAAGTTAGTGTAATTTAAATAAGGTATGTCTTTTGCAAACACCCTACAATACTCCACACCCCTTTCTTGACCAATAGCACCACTATACCTTATCACCCTCGAACCTTTAGTCATTTCTTTATACCCATCATTGAATACCTTACTCACTTGGTCTATGGCGTTTCCTACATGTTGTAGTCTTCTCCCACCCGCCGGTTGGCTATCAATAAGTTTCTGTGTATCATCTAATATGGAACCTTCTCTAAATTCTAAGTTATTAGATTCCGTGTTAACAAAAGACGATGGTCTGAAGTTTTCATCTATATCTAAAATCTCACCTCCAATACCAACTTTTTTACCGGCATTTACTCTATATTTAGGTGACACCCATGTAAAACCACCTTCGACACCACCTCCATCGCTATACGTCGGTCCGTTCGCACCTAATTTTACTTGTCTTGAAGGTCCTTCATATAGTTGTGCCAGTTCATGTGGACCATAGACTGGCGACTGTACTTCTCTTGCAAAGTTATCGACAGGTAAATCTCCACCAGGTGAAAATACTCTTGAGGGTTCTGATGTTATCGAACCTATATAATAGTTACTATTGTTTGTGTTTGTTCCGACTATTACTCCACCAAGTCTATCGAAAATTGACCTATTGTATCCAGGTTTGTACCTGTTGTAATCTAAATTACCAAATAATCTTGACTTCTGACCACCTCCAGTATTTTCCAAAAAGATTTGAGAACCCGTTTTGGTTCCGCCTAATAATCTATTGAAAAATTTTCCTGTAGTGCTTCTTCTGAAAGCATTACCTAATTGTTGTATTGTTGTTGGTTGTCCTATCTGTATAGAAGGGTCAAAATATGAACCAGGTATGGGTGAAAGTGGTATGATTGAACCAGCCAGTCTTAATGCAAAATCAGTGGCGGCTAGAATTGGACCGGCCGGGACTGTAATTTGATAGTTTGGTTCAATTACAGGTATTCTTCCTGTTAATAAACTTAAAACGTCTGTTCCGCTCCTAACATTAAAAATATTAATTCTTCCTGTTGTCCTTTGAATTATTTCTCTACCAATTCTTGTTTCAAACTCTTTTCTTAATATAGTTGCACCAAGTCTAGCGATGTATGAGTCGGCGCTTAATAGTCCATTACTACCTTGAGGGTCTGGTGATAATAATATCGAAACGGGATTGTATGATGATGGGTTGAACGTTGTTGGGTATGGTTGACCGTTTGTAGTACGGTTGTTGTTCAATTGAACTGTTTCTAATGTCGCAATATATTCTCCCGCATCTGTAACATCATTCGGGAAAGAGTAAGCATTGACACTTTTCCATCTTTTAGCTTCTATAGGTGCTTGGTCTAAAATATTAGCATCTTGATACCCATACTCTCCCTCATTAGACTTAGTTCCATTTAAGGAACCAGGGTCAGGAACTTGTTTGTATCCTCCATCTGCACCGTATTGGTTGTTTTTATAAAGTTGTTGTGCGAACCTTGGTTCATCTATAAGAACATCGGGTGAGTCTGTAACTGCTAAATCAGATAATACTGTATCATAGTCTATTGGTGGCGTAATCTTACTCGGTGACTTTATGTAAGGCACGAGGTTTTTAACAATAATCCTTTTTCTGAATGATTCAGAGTTTACGAGTAATGGACTTGCCATTTATTTCTTTTATAATAAATAGATTCTTTGAAACTTTTTATTAGGTGGCGGTATTCTTCATAGAACCGAAATTCATCGTTTTCATTTTTTCTACAACGTTTGTAGTAAATGTTTCTTTGAGCCTTTCACTATTCACCAAATTATCTTCTATTCTTGCGTAATCCATTCCTGCATCTCCTTTGATATTCAATTCGAAAATTGCTGGTTTTGAGGGGTCAAAACTCACAACAACTTCCTTATTACTGTCAACCATAGTTGTCTTTATTTCTCTAACTATCTCAGTAACTGTAGTGTTTCCCATATTATTTGCCACAGGTGTTGCAATTTTTCCTACTTTCGCATCCAAATTATCTAACTTTGTATTAATGTTTGTAGTTGTTGTTTTTATCTCACCCATGATTTCACCTGACGGACTTGATTTCATTTCAGTTGTGGCTTGTTTTGTTTGCGCACCTTTCTTCAATTGACTTTCGTCGTATTCCTTCTGAATGAACTTTTGAACCGTTCTACCAATTTCAGTGTTATTGTTTGCATTTTCCTGCAGGAATTTTTCTATTCCTGACCTTAATCCCTCATCTCCCTTACCTTGTAAGTGTTGTAGTTCTTTGATTGCATTTTCAACTTCTTTCATACCACCCTCACTTAAACCCTCTCCTTTACTCATTGCGCTTACAAAGTTTCTAACAAGAGCCATAGATTTTTCAGCACCTTCTCTGAACAATTTCAAATCAACACTAGTTGCGAATGCGTTTGAACCTGCTGCAAGCACTCCACGAGTTCCTTCAGCACCTTCTCTCACAGTTGGTGCGGAAACTATCCCATAAACTACTTTATCTTTGATTGATTTAACGTCACTTTTTACTAATGTGAAAGCGTCTAATTGAGCTCTCTGTAGGTCTTCGACTGTCTTTGGTCCTCTTTTTTGTTCGTCTATTAGCTTATCTATTTGTTGTTGTGTCAGTTTTTCTAACTGTACTTGTTTGTCATCTATCGTAATCTCATATTTTCCACCCTCACCCATCTTTGCAATATTTGCCAAATAGTTCTTATCTTCTTCTTTTGCAAATTGAATACTAGGTCTTATTTGTGAAAGTTTCTTATCCAAGTCTGCTGCGTTTAATGCCATCTTAGAAAGTTCTTGACTATTTAAACCAGTTTGTTTTTGTAGTTCCCTCATCATCAACATACCCTGAGGATTAATTTTGAACTGACCTGCCTTTTCATCGAAGTAAGCAAATTGTTTGGACATGTTTACAATACTATTTTGTAAACCTTCGGGGTCATTCAATGATTTGTTCATTAATTGGAATGGGTCTGTCAAGTCTCCCGCTGAAACACCTAACCTTTGGAAAGCAGATGCCAATTCTATAGCTCCCTCAGGGTCCAGTGCTCTTTCAGCTAACTCCATAGTAACTCTCATGTCAGTTTTTAACATTGCCGCCTGTGCCGCCATTTTTGTAAGTCCCACAACACCATCTTGGAAGTTGAATCTGTTCATAGCCGACATGTCGTTGAGAACATTGGTCATTATCTGTCTTGTGTTTCCTCCAACACTTTGTATATATTGGATTGATTCTTCAATTTTTCCTCCCACTTGAGTGAATTCAACACCTATTTCTGAGAAATTTTCTACAATCGTTCCAACTTCTTGTTTTAAAACTTGACTGCTAGCAAATAATTTAGATACTTGTTCTTCACCAGCAACAACATTTCTTCTTGTTGCTTTACCAACCGCCTCTATAGTTTCAACTGCATCTTTAAGATTACCTCCCAATCTATCAACTGCAGGAGTAGCGTCTGTAACAGCTCCCATGAGCTCTTGCATTCTCTGTCTACCAATTCCAAATTGTTTAATCAATTCTTCAGCACCACCAACCATATTTGCAAAACCCGCTGCAATATCGTCACCACCAATTTTTGCTTCCTCATATAATTTTCTGAGTGCTTCGGTAAGACTTTTGACTTTATCCTCTTCGTTCATGTGTAATTGGTTTCTATATAAATAGAAGAAGGGTTATAATTTAACCCTTCTGATTTTCTTGAATCCATTTATCGAGTAAATATTTCCTTACAAAAATTGGCATTTTCTCGAAGTCAGTCCAACTAACTTTCAATAAAGTCGATAAGTAATAAAACTCATCAAGTTGACCTTTCCTATAATCAGAAGAAAGGGCGAAAGAAATCAACCCCGAAACCAACATTAACTGTAAGTTTTTCTCCTGATGGGGTTGTTACTATTTTAGACATATCGAGTTTTGGCTCGTTGTCATTCATAAATTTTTTTATGTATTTGGAATCTGCAATCGGTAATTGTTCCACAAATTTAGCAATTTCTCCTTTGTCTTGTGTACCATTAACTTCAACTATTTGTCTCTGTAACTTTAAGGTTACATAAGGAGCTACTCTCCCCTGAGGATAAGAATCTATTGTCTTACTTATTTCCCTGATTTCACCATAGGTTAATGGTTTTAATTTTACAGTTGAACCAGTCTTGGGTAGAGTAGTTACAAAATATCCATCAGTTGTTGGTTCCTGACCTTTTATTATAGGCATTTGGTCCAAAGTCACGTTAACTTGAAAAGGTTTGGATGTTTTGGGGTCTGTAGTTGTAATCATCATATCAGGACCAAAAGCAGTGTTCCTCAAAAAAATTAATACAGATTCAACATCACCTTCCAACATATCTTCGACTTTTATGTCAGGTTCATAAATTTTGTTCCTGAGAAGATTAATTGCAAGGTTGTCTCCACCAGCCATTATGATATTCTCATCATATGCGGTTAGATATCCGACCTTGATAGACTTTTTCTTGTTCTTATAAAAAACTCCCTCTGATGGTAGAGGTACTACGTCGTGTGGTAAAGAAATATTCTCTTGACCATACATTCTTGATTGTTCATCCATAATATAAAAATTAACCCTGAAGTTTATGTTCTTCAGGGTTAAATATAAAAAAAGTATTTATTTTATAAATATTATTAGTAAACCAATACACAACGGTCCATTCTCATAGAAGCCGTAATTGTTGCCAAACCATCTTGATTATAAGCCAAAGTATTGAAGTTCACATCAGTCAAGAATGTTCCATAAAGAATCCACTTCTCAACAACAACACCTGTTGGGTCCAACATCTCGAGGTCAATATCTTTTTTGTAACCCGCAGCATAACCCATACGACCTGTTACAGACTCAGCATGTAAACGAACCCACTCCATAAGCGCTTGTGCCGCAGAAGGACCGATTGGGTCTCTGAAGGTCACATTAAGTGCTTGCCAAGTGAATCTACCCGCAACATAAGTCGAGGTGTTTAAGAAAGGAATTTCTGTTGCAGCGATTTGAATATGTGGTCTGGCTGTACTCTCTACAAACCACTCATTGATACCCAAACTTGAGGGAAACCTTAAAATGAATCGATTCTGACGTTTCGGTTCGTAAGGTATCGGCATTTTCATTAATAAATCAGCCATGTTATTATAAATTTAAAATTTTTTTTGTTTATATGTTATAAATATACTCTTGGGTAAAATTCTTCTATTTACTTTCAGTTTTAAAAAAAATATACTTATTTAACTTCCTTTTTAGTACCAGATGCAGTAGAGAATGTTCTTACCTCTTTATCTGGTTTGTTTTCAAAATGTTTTTTCATTACTTCTACATTCTTAGGGTCATCATCTGAAAAACCTATAAATGTTTTAGCTGGTACAAATTTATTTCCTATATCACTTTTTATATAAGCTTTCTTATTTAATACAGCTGCCATCCCTTTAATATAAGACACAAAATCATCCATCGCCATTACTTTTAATTCTTCAGGACTAGCAGCCCCTTTTTCTTCACCAAAACTGACAGGATGATACTTGTTTAATTCTAAATAGGATTTTATTAGTTCAGAATCACTCATATCGTCTTCATCCACAAAGGTTCTATATTTTCTCAAATTTTTGAGTAACATATCTTTGTCAATTCCGTTGAACCCACTTACGATATAATTGTAAACCGCTTTCTTCAATGTCTCAGGTTTGTGTCCTCTGGCAGTGATGATTGCAAAAATTGAACCGTTATTGATTGCTTCTTTAAAATCGTCAAAAGCAGGACCTGGTTCTGCTCTCATTGCATCTATCAAAAATTGTTTGTCACCTTCCACTCTGAAGTTTCTGAATGGTTCTTTCCCGTACCCTACAATAGTTTTCCCTTTGTAATCAAAATTATTTTTACCTACTTCATGTCTATATTCTGCAAAGTCTTTTGTAGACATCCCTACTTCTTCACCATCATCACTTAATAAAATAATTTCTGTAGGCATGTGAACTATATTATCGTCCCAATCGAACGCATAATATTTCATATTGGGAACAAGTCTTTCACTGAAATTTTCAATTAAATAAATCATCAATATAAATACATTTATATCTTATTTCTATAAATATAAAACCCCCACTTGAAGTGTGGGGGTTTATTTTTAATTGTTACATTTTATTAGATATTCTCAAACGATGCACCTGTTGGTGTGATAAAGAACTCTATTTCAATAAATTCGAGTGCCTTTGTAGGTTTGAGGTAAATTCTACCTGTAAGTGTATTTCTATCTAAATCTTCAGGAGAAGAAGAAACTGTTACTCTAAAGTCATAAAGACCTCTGTCTCTTCTGATTCCATCAAGGATTGGATTTACACTATCTAAAAACTGTTGTCTTACGATTTGGTCGTTTTGTTCAAACAACAATCTTACAGCAACTGCGGAAATTAACTTACGAGCTTGTAGAAGTAATCTTCTCACATTCAATCTATTAAGTGCCGAATCCGCTACCTGTAGAGTTTTATTACCCCAAATTACAGTTCCTACATCAGAGAAAGTTGCAATTGGGTTGATTCTACCTTGATAAAGTGTATCTCTATCTTCTTGAGTTAGTTTCAGTCTTGCTTTAACTGAATTTACAAGACCTCTTGTGTAACCCGCTGATGCGAACCAAGGGAAGGCGATGTTATCTGTCAATGCTAAGTTTCTACAAACTTCACCTGTTGGTGGAAGATACAATTGAGTATTGTTTACAGTATCTCTAACCAAAATCCATGGATAGTAAGTTGCTGTGTAGTTTGAGTCAATTGCTGAGTTATCTAAGTTGTCAACCGCTTCTTGTGGATAGATTATTAAATCTGTATTGTTAGAATCGGTAGTATACATAGGATAGTCAGGTGTTGTTGCGATATAAACTGAGTCAGCTCTTGAGAACTGAACCATGTTGATTGCTTCTTCCACAAGTTTTGGGTTATTAACATAATCTATACTTGATGTAGCGAATACATTGATATTGGTAGATTCAGGGTTTCTGAATGATAGGATACCAAGTAAGTAAGCGTAGTAGTCGGTATTTGCAAAATCTTGTGTGTTCTTATCCACAATGATTCTCTTAAACATACCTTCACCACTCGCTGTAGGGTATCTTGTAGACGGTGCAGCTCCTGCTAAATAACCTGAAGCACCTAATCTAAATCTATCTTCATTTGTTCTATACTCTCTATAGATGTCCCAACCATCAAATCCACCCGCAAAACATACTGTGAACTTCCTTGAATAAATAAAGTAATATGGATTTTCTTGAGTTTCAGGTTCTGCTCTGAATTCAGCGTCCCCACAATCGAATGCAGTTTCACCACTTGTTACATATTCAGAACCAATAGTTACAACAGTTGCACCTGAGTCCATGTGGAAACCTTTAGTAAGGTAATTCCAAGGTTCAGAATCTGTGGCAACTCCCCAAGTAGCTGCGGATGGGTTTCTCTTACCTTTGTATTGTAAGAAAGCAACGTCAGTTCCTACTTTTGTTGAAAAACCTAAATAAGTTCTTCTAACGTTGTCACCTGCAGATTCATCAACTGATGCACCTGCGGCAGAAATACCAAATGGTGGGTTGTAAATTACTTCACCAGGGAAATTATATTGTGTTTTGTAAATTGGAACAGGAGAAGGATTTGCAATTGTATCATAAACTCTTTGGTCGTAACCATAGAATCCACAAGGTAATGCATCTATTGGAGCTTCGTTAGAAAGTTCCACCATTATGTTTGTTGAAACTAATGGATACTCACCATCAAAAGAACCTATCTTCTTACCAACAAAACTATTTGAAGCTGGGTCCATTGTACAGTTAGTGAACTTTTCAATAACTACTGGATTTTGGTCAGTATCAAAGAAGTCTCTCACCAAAACATCAAAAGATAGATTTGAGAAAGAAATGTTTGCAATAGAAACTTTAATTTGTGTGTTTGCATCAGAACCATCTGAAATAGAATGGAATCTGAATAACTTATAAACTTTATTACCTCTAAGTTCTGAAACTAAAAATGGTGTAAGAGGAGTTTGATATTTTTCTAAGTTCCAAGCGATAGAATCTGAGTTATAAGAAACTGCAGCTGGTAATGCAACCATATTACAGTCCAAACCTCTAATGTAACCTTTATCATAAAGTTCATTAAGTTCTACAGGATAAATTTCTTCAACAAAGATAGGAACTTCATTTCTGTTTTTATCGAAGTTAGAAACACCTAAAACTTTAGTTAAGTATCTACTATCACTAATTGAGAATGAAGATTGGAAACTGAAATTGTCTCCGTCAGCAGTGACACCTGACAATAAGAAAGTTCCGAAAGGATTTTCAGTAACACCTGAGTAAACTCCTGAACAATCCATAATCAAATCAGTAGTACCTGTTACTTGATACTGAGGACCATGTAATGTTGATGAATAACTACTAATACCTCTTGAACGAAGTGTAGCTAAAACAAGATTATTATACTCAGAGTATGCTGTACC